CAAAAAATGGGTTTATATTTAAATTCGTTTTCTGTGGCATTTTTTAGAATTCTAGAATAATTTTAACATCTTCTTTTTGTCTAGCATTTCTTGTAATCAGTGGACGATTATCAAGATATACTATATCACCTGACTTTTTATTTATCTCAGGATTAGAGACCCCTGCTGTGAATTGAGTATCTAGAGATATTAATTTAGTTCCTGTAGGATTGGTGCTAACTCCAGTAAATCCAGTATCAACAGATCCATTAAATCCACTTGATGATCCATTTATCTGATTGGAATTAGATTCAAATGCATGAACTTTTGCGAAAGTTGATACTCCAACGTAATCAACTGTGTCGAAAGAAGTTTGATTCAAAACGTTGGATCTATCCTGAACAAACTTTATTACTTTAGTTTCCACATCATACGCAGCTACAAACCCCTTTGCAGTCCCTGTAGATACAACTTGACTAAGTGTTTCACCTATGGTTGGTGTACCGTTTGCAGTCGCAAGTTTTAATGCACCTACAGATGAAAATGTTGGATCTGTGAATAATGAAGTTGATCCTATTGAAGTTGGATTCTTTAAGATACCAATTTGAGAGAAACTAGTATTTGTTGGAAAATCATTGGTTGTTGAAGTATCAAACCTTGCGAATACTAAAACTCTATCCGATCCTAATTCTTTGTAAATATCATGACCATGACCTTTTGATGGCGGTATTATGGGTATTAAATTTGCCTTGGTGCTTGCACTCGTATTACCAATTGCTCCAAGATCTACCATTCCATAGGTATATCCCTTTCCACCAGAGGATACCACAGCGTTTGTAATTTTACCATTTACAACGTCAACAACAACTTTACCACCCTCACCATCACCTAAGATTGATACCTCTTGACCTGTTCCGTTTGAGTATCCTGCTCCTTGATTTTCAATATAAACCTTTTTAATTTGATTATTATTTACATCAGAGTTACCATTATCTCTAACAGCTACAATTTGAGAATCAGTTGATGATGTCCAATTATTAGATACAGAAACAAAATCGGTTGAGTCAAATTTTATAATATCACTAGGTGATACAGTAAATAAGTATTTCCATAGATAACCATCTCCACTAGTACCTGCTTTAGATGGTTCTAAATCTGTAAAAGTAGGTTCATCTAGTGATGCATTTCCAGTTGTGTTAATACCAGATGATCCATTATCAATACAAATATAAACTTTAAAATCACTGTTAATAACATAATAATTTGCATCATATAGTCTTGCAGAACCAGTGATTGGAGATCTATTCTCTAATTTATAATCATGACGATACATTTCATACTTAGTTCCTCTTGACCAAGAAATTTTTCTCACAAGTCTTCTTACATTATCGGATGTGACCTTTTTACCAAAGGACATGTTGTCTCCAACAAAATTCAAGTAGTTAAAATTATCAGTAGGACTTGGAGTGTCAGTATCAAAATCTGTTTTTCTACCAAACCCAGATGTAGATGGATTAGACAGACCAACAAAAACGTAGTAAGAATTGTTAGAGTCTGTAACGTTATCTACAAAATTACTTGCGTTTAGTATTCTAAATTGATCTGTTACAATAGCAGCCATTGAATTGGGTTTTTTTCTATATTTATACGTCAGAGACTAGTGTTATTTACTTAATCCACCAGTATCTCTCAAACCAGTCCCTCGTCTCTGTAAAATTGGGAAGGTTGAAAGACCTGCATCTATAGTTAAACCAGTAACACCAATAGATATTGGAGAACCTGATCTGGTAAATCCTGAAATTTTTCCGAATGATAATGTTCCACAAGGATTAGTTGTTGATCCTGTTGTCGCAATACCAACCACACTAGTGGTTGATAAAATATTACATGTAAGAATACCTGAGTTAATAACCCTTGAGAAAGCATCAACTTTATAAACATTATTTAAGAATGTTGTACCAATACCTACTGTTGATGAATTATGTCCATCAATAGAGGTAATTCCAAAACCAGTTACAGTATCTGATACTAATATTCTAGCATTCGCTGATAGAGCAGAGATGCTTGGGTGTGATACAAAAAATTCAAGTGCTAATGGATTACCACCAATACCTGTTGCAGTCTGAATACCAGTTATAATTCCAGAGAATCCAGTTGCTACACCAGCATTAGTAATATTTTCTAAAGATACACTAGGTAGAGCAGTTATTACTTGTGGTGGAACTGAATGTGTATATCCAAGACCTGGATTTGTAATATTAGCAGTTCCAGATAGCACACCATTAACAACACTTAGTGTTGCGGACGCAGTGGTTCCAATACCAACTCCAATCGCACTTGGGGCAGATATTTTAACGTCTACCGTTGATCCTGTATAACCAGATCCACCGTTTCCAATGGTGAGTGCACTAATTGTACCTGCTGCAGATACAGTCGCTGTGATAGCTGCTGCAACTGGATCACCTGAAGTGTTGATCAGTAATGCATCTATATTAATAGGACTTCCAACTTCGTAATCAAACAATCTACCATTATCTACAAATATTTCTGTTCCAGATGTAGATAGATCACTTATAATTCTACCTGTTGGATAAATCAATGGTTCAATGGAGTCTCTTGCTTTAGATACATTTTCACCTGCAATATTTTTATCTACTTTCTGTTTAGTCCAACTAATTGGTCTAGAAACTGTTGAAATACCCAATCCTGTGTATAGATTAGTCTCAACTTTATCAGAAGTTGTAATATTATAGATTGTTCTTGGATCTTGTGATATTGTGTTTGGATCAGTATCTCTTTTCTTAAGTGTAAGTATATCACCCTGTTTAACTGTTTCAACAGTATTTACAGCGATACTGTCAACTCCACGGGTTCCTCTGTAGAAGAATATATCAACTTTATCATCCTCATCAGGTGCTTCGTTAAATGTAAACGATGTACCACCTTCAAACTGATAATGTTTACCAGGTTCTTGAATGACTCCATTTACAAATATTAGTAAGACAGAATTAAGATCTAAATCTGGATTATTCGTTTCAAAACTAAGTAATTCTTTGTTAAACTCTAAGGGGAACCTCGTTCTAGAACCGTTTTGTAAATTTTTAATTGAATCTACATTATCTAATTCACCAAACTGCCATGCTGCAAATGAATCTGTAAACGTTTCTAAGACTGTTAATTCAAATTCTTGAACAACCGATCCTAATCCTCTATCAGTGACTAGACCAACTGGTTTAAATACATCTCCTTTTCTAAATCCATAACCAGGTCTGGTTATTTTAAATGAAGTTACTTCACGTAAAGTTGACCCTATACCCACCGTGCTTGCAGGACCAACATCAACACTTACAAGTAAGTTTCTTCCTGTCTCAGTTGTCGCACCCTGACCTAATCTTGATACACCAACTACCTCAAGATTCTCATATGATGGTTGTGGTATATTGATCTGTGGTTGCACATAACCAGTACCACCATTTGCGACTGTAAATGTAAGAGTTCCACCCACGCCCACTGTCGCATTTACCACAGCACCAGTTCCTGCACCACCACCAGCACCAACATTAATTGTAATTGTATCAGTTGTTATAGCAGTAATGGTTGTCTGTATACCAACAATTGGATCACCATTCGTTGATGTTGGTGTAGGACCTGAACGTGGATATGGGTGGAGAGTTTGGAAATGATCTTTAGAGCACCTGAATACAATACCACCAGTATCAATACCAACTGTGTCGTTCACATTTAAGTTATGACTTGGTATTGTAATTACAAACTCACCACTAAATGAAGTATATACTGCGTTAGTTGCTGTGTATGCAGGACCTGCAAATGATCCCTTTCTTATAGATCCTATACCAGCACTCTCAAATCTATGCTCATATGCTACATCTGTAACTCCAATCGCTACTGTACCTCTATATCCAGATCCATGAGTATCTGCTGTTCCTATTCCAACAGCAGTAATCACGCCATTCTGGTTCTTAACTGCAGTAACCGCTGCACCGACTAACGGTGCGAATCCTAAACCATTAGTGGATCCTAGTGATACAATTACTCCACCTCTTGGTAGTTGATTCTTATTTACATCTTCATCAGATAATATTAAGTTATTACTACTATCTGTGATTCCTGTAAATGTAACACTTGTAATACCTGTGGCACCCTCAGTGAAATCATAAATGTTTCCTGCGTTGTTAGAGGTTGTTGGAGTTTGAAATATATCATTAATGAATAAAACACCACTTCCAGTTTCTATCCCTGTTGTATTTGCACCACCAACAGTAAGTGTATACGTTGCTCCTATTCCTGTGAAGTCTCTACTTATATTATCAAATACTTTATTGGTTCCATAATCCTGTCTTAAATATACTCTACCACCAAAGGATGATCTCGCCTCTGGTATATTTGTTTCACTATCTAATACTCTATTACTAGTTCCTAAAGGTGGTTCTGTGAAGTGTATCTTGTTACCTACAAAATTGTATGATCCTAAGTGAATTCTAGCGATTGCTCCATCATTATGAGCAGCAGCGGTTGTCCCAACAACACCTCTCTCTACATCAACAAGTTTAAATGTTCCTGATCCTATAATTGGTCCTGATGCAGTTACACCTAAACCAACTAGGTTTACTTTCATAAACTCATCATCAACCTTAATTAAATCACCAGCAGCAATAGTTCCTATACCTGATAACGAAAATACGGTATCAGTAGCACTAATTGATCCATAATTATCTAAGAGAGTGTATGATAGTTTTGTGAATGCAACTGGACTTTGTGCTACACCATCTATTGATATGATCGCTTTGGATAGTTTTTTATCCATGGTGAGTGTATGTGCATTTCCAGTTCCAACGGATGAGAAATCAATTGCAATTCCAGCGAGTGCGTTATTTCTTGATGTTGCAAGTTTAAACTCTGAAGATCCACTATTGATAGCATACACTGTTGTTGGAATGTTACTTCCTCCTGCTTGTATGCTACTAGCACTGACTCCAGAGAATGATGATGCAAATGCATATGTTAATTTTTCACCAGTATTAAAGAAATGGTCTGGTACATTGAATACGTCTGTAGACAGATCTAATGCTGTTGATGGGTCAAATGTTTTTTGGAATATGGGAGTGCCCTCGTGTTTAACCTCAAAATCAGTCTTATTAACTCTATTACCATTCCGAGCGTTATATGCTGATACAATTAATTCTTCACTAACAGTTCCATATGATAAAACTTCTGGAACGTTTGCAAAATCACTGGCAGTTTGTATAATTTCACTGTGAGTTTGAACTGTTACATCTGAGATACCTGCATCAGGGTAGAACTTCACATTTAGATTTGATCCATTATATTCTGATCCAAATGTTCCTATACCTGTAGTATTACCAGTTCCCACAGGTAAAAACGGATATTGAGTTATATAAGATTCTGCAGGATCATTTATAATAAGGAATTGGTGTAACGCTGAACTATTACCATATCCAACCTTCGCTATTGCTTTTATGGTTGTAACATCAGATCTAAGAACACTAAAGACAGTTCCTGTTGATGCAATACTCACAAAGTTTGTTTGTAACCTTGCTGAGTTTACTGAGGTATCTGGTTGTGCTGGTGCTTTAAATATATGAGTTCCGATTCCAGACGTAGTTGTTCCAAATCCTACGATTTTTGTTCTTATCGTAACATCATTTGATTCTGTATTCTCATAATCTAAACTTAATATTCCAGAATTTATACTTGAAGTGAATGTTCCAATAAATCTGTCTGATTTAGTATCGTTAGAGTCATTATCAAAATAAAATTCAGATGCAAAAGTATTAGTTCCATCGTGATCAACAAATATTTCAGCATAAGTTCTTTCATCTGTTACATTGTTTAAAATTTCAGCATTTACAAACAATGACTCGGTTTTATCAACCTCTCTATACAATAGATTTGATATTGCTAAAGGGTTAAGTGTCTGATTTGATGAAATAAGATCAACAAATCCAATTGAAATTGATGTGGATCCAATACCAGAGGATGTAAATTTATTTTTGATAATCTTTATATCATAGTCTGTATTAAATTTTTCAAAAGGTGTAAATCTCAAACTTAATGATCCATCAGTCAAATCACCTTCAATATTAGCGATTTGTCTGTCAGATCTATTGTCTAATGATCCTTTTTCAAATGTTATAATATCACCGCTTGGAGAAGGTAGAGTGATAATCTCTGTAGATTGTCTCTCAGTACCTGCAGGATCAATAACTTGAACGAGGAATCTTGTGAATCCATCAAGCAAACTATAGTCGTGAGTATCAACAAACAAATCTGTGGAACTACCAGCATTTGAAAATTCTAGACTAAAATCATCTATAGATAATACCCTATTACTAATACAGTTAATAAAATCTGATAATTTTTTATTATTAAATTTGATAAATTTAGATTTTTTAGGGTTTATATCATCTGGTAGTGAGTCAATATCAATACCCAAATCAAAGAAATTTAAAGTATCAACTCTATTATCACTTATGATATCTAATGTTGCAGTGCTTGTAGAATCTAAAATTGATCCTGTTGATACTTTAGATACAGTTGTTATGCCTGTATCTGAGAAATTTTTAAGACCTGATGGATGCAGTAGTCCGTTAACAGATGATGCAATTTGTTCATATGTTTGACTACTCTTTATTGTATATGATAAATTTTGATAATAGTCATTATCTGGAAGAACTTGATAATCAAGATTTAATTTTCCAGTATCATTAGACCATCCTGTATCTTTTCGTAATGAATAATCAACTACAAATGTTGCTTTATTTTCTTTAAGAATTTTAATAGTTGCTACTGTTCCTGAATTTTGACCTAATATCTCATCACCCACACTTAACTCAAATGTTCCAAAAACCTTAACTGTATCATTTAGATTTTCTGTAATAATTAAATCTCTTTCTACAAATTCACCTGATTCTTTCGTAAATACTTTTTCACCCTCAATAAATCCCCTTGGTTTTTGAGTAACTTTAAATGATGGATAATTTGTTTTTTTAATTATTGATGCAAAAGAATTCTGAGATGTTACCGCAATACCTGGATTTGTTGTAACAAATTGTGATGCATCAAAAACTAATTTTGCAGGATTTGTATTAGAGTATGCGATAACGTTGTAAAAATTATATTTGTTGTCTGCAGAATTAAATCCATCACCCTGATTTAATATATTTGTTATACCCTCCACAAAAACTTCATCACCCACTGCAAAAGGATCTGTAGTAAATCCAACGATGGGTGTTGCGAGGAAACAAGTAACAATTCCAGTGGTATTTGAAAAACAACTGTTTATACCCACTCCATTATCATTATTTTCAGCAAAAACAAGATTTGTGATTTCATTTAAACCAACTGGTGTTTCAAGTATTTCAATATCACTAATTGCTGATCCTTGTATTTTCGCTTTTAAAACACCTGAATCATACTTTAGTCCTGTTGTAGGATTGACTAAAGATAAGTCTGGAGGTGATGAGTATCCTTTTCCACCATCAAGTATTTCAATATCTGTAATCTCATTACGATCAACAACTGTTAAATTTGGTGAGATGAAAACTTCAGGATTTAATGTTTTATCTGCTGAGAAGTCAAATCCCTGATCATTTATTGTAAATTCATTTATTTTACCTATAGATTTTGATTGTGGGATAATATCTGCATTAATACCACTAGTTGATGCAATACTTACAAATTCAGGTAATTTCTTATAATTTGCACCACCAAATATAAGTTTTAATGATGCTACTCCACCTTCGACTGCGTAAGATTTTGTATTATACTTTAAATCTGATGTGGATTTGAAATATGATAATTGCTCTGGGGACTGTCTGATAGAAATTTCAAAAGTAGTATTACCCACTCCAGATATAGTATACGAACCATTATAAACACTATCCTCATATATTATTTCTGAATAATTCTTTACATCTGTATCTGCAGTGCTAATGTATCCTGCTTTTTCTAAAGAATAATATAATTTTGTTGGTAAATTATCATCATAATATAAAGTAACACTGCTTCCTGCACTAACAACGCTAAATCCAGTTGATGCTCCTATGGATACTAATTCATTATTAAAATCTTTATCATAAAATATTTTTAAATTATATCCACTAAGTGATGCATCACCTGTATTGAAAACTAAATTATTATCTCTAATTACTGGAATAATTGGATTAATTCTACTTATCTCATGAGATGATCCCTGTGATTTAAGATCTATTATGATAGGTGGTTCATTCAAACTGTCTTTTCTTGTTAGAGATAGGTTGAATTTATTATCATCAATTCTGTGTGCAAAGTATGATCCAGTTCCTAAACCACTTATAAAATTACTTGAATCATAAAATACCTTTTCACCTGTTTCAAATCCATGTGATGTTAGTTCAAATTCATTTTTAGTCAAATTAACAGATGTTGATCCAAATGATATTGGATTGACTAAAATTTTATCATTTTCTGAGTTATACTTTAATAATATAGACTCAGATGTTCCAACACCTAAAGATTGTTTTGGATTTACAGAGAGTGTAATAATATCACCATTTTCTAGTCCGTGTTCAGTTGATATTGAAACTGTTGATTTAATTTTTTCTACTCTTGCAACCTCTTGACTAAAGTTTGATTCAATTGAATACTTGAAATCAGTATCATTATTGTTTGAGTTAAATGATCTAAAAAATAATCCGTCAGTGCTAGTGGTTAATCCTACTTCAGTGGTTAATCCGATTAAATTTTCAGATTTGTTAATTATATAAAGTGTCTGAGACTCACCTGTTTCAGGTATGTTAAATGTAGCACTGTCACCAGTATTTGACGCAACAATTCTAGTGGTTCCACCTTTTGTTAAAATAACTTGTTGATTTTGTTTAAATGGATGATTAGGAATGAATATACTTTGATTTGGTATAGAAGTTGGTATTGGAATATTTCCAATTACTATTGTTGATATTCCACTTTGACCAGATACCGTTCCTATACCAAGTTCTTGAGTTGGGTTAAAAAATACTTTATCGTCTAATTTTGATTCAAAGTAAGGTGTATTCAATGGGATTGTGAAATTATCAACTATTTCAATGACTTCAGTGGATGATGTATGAATTCCTGAAGTTTCCTCACTTGTTGCTCTAATTACTCTTCTATCTGGAAAAACATTTAATACTGATAATCTAGCAGTGCCTATACCTATGGTAGAACCCACTGATATATTTGGAATTGTAGATACAAACATATCAGTTACAATACCAACTGAAGTTAATGCAGGTGTGTCTGCAATTAATTTGGTTTTTTCAGATGATACACCTATTATATGCTGTCCCGATAATTTAGATATGAAAGTGGAAATACCAGAAATTATAACAGTATCATTGTCTAAGAGTGTGTGAGGTTGATCTGTGTGAACAGATAGTTGTCCTGATTTATTCCATATTAATTTTGCATTTTGATAATCCTCAATCACACTTGAAATATTTTCAATTGTTATACCAGTTACTGAATCTACAATAGCACTTATACCACCACCATTAGTTCCTGTATTATCAAATACAGCAAGATCACCCACTTTATATCCTTGTCCCTCCTCATGTATATCAAAAGAGTCAACAGATCCTTTCGTTACAGATTCTATTGTTGAACTTTGTAGAAGTATTTCATTTGGTTCATTAATAAAATCATTATCGCTACCTTTATCACCTACAGCATAAGGAAGTGTATTTCTGATTAAATGTGAATTATTAAAGTCAAATGATTGGTTTTCAACCTGTTCAATTAATTTTGATCTGTAAGTATTCCCAATATAATGTGGGAAAACAGATATTTGAGTATTAGTATTAATTCCTACAAAGTATGCATAAACTCCATTTGGAAATTCTGGTGTTTTTCCATATCTACCATTATGTTTATCTAAATCACCTGAATTATCAAATTTATAGTCTTCTACAAAAAAACCATTTGGGTAATTTGGTCTGTCAATAACATCAGAAGGTGATAGTGAATAACTTGTAGATAAGTTTCTTATTTGAGAATTTGGATTAGTTGGATCGTCATATCCATAAGGTCCGTAAATTGGATTGCCATCATATGCCCATCCAACAATTGGTGAGTGTTTGATACTATCATCACCAAATTCAGATAAACCAACAGCAGTAGAATATCCTACTACACCATACTGTAATCCATCCTCAGTGTCCAATAAAATCTCATCACCATGTCTTTCATGTAAGTTCAAGGATAAGTGCCTTACAGACGCTTCTAGGGATGAATTAGTGCCTCTTGAAGTTACTTTAATAGTGGTTGTGGTAGCAGTGTAACCTATACCAGTGTTTAATACTACAACATCTGTCACCTTTTCATTTTCAACCACTGCTCTAAGTTTTGCACCAGTTCCTGATCCAATACCAACAACTTCCAAATCTGGTGGTGAAGAATATTCACTTCCAGTGTTTGTAACTTGAACAGATATTATTTTACCACCATCAATGATTGGTTTAAATTCTGCACCTTTACCAGTTTTTACAAATATATCTGGTTTTTTATGAAAATTAATTGTTGTTGAACCGTAACCAGTTCCTGCTTCATACAAATAAACGTCAGAAATAGATCCTTTTATTACTGGAGTTGCAGTAATTATTCCAACACCACCAATAATTTCTGCATTTACCGTAATATTAATTGGAGGATATGCAAAAAACTGTTCGCTACTTCCTGCAGAAACTATATTTACGTAATTATTTCTTTCATAATTTGTAGTAATTGTTCCTGCAGCACCTGCGTTAGCTAGTCTAAATTCATTTTCATTTAATTTAATTACCCTATATCTTAAATTTGTGTCTAAACCACCTATCGGTGTGCCATCAGTTGAATAAGTAATTACCTCATTATCTCCAAATCCATGATTTTTGAAGAAAATAGTATCATGTGCTGTGCTAATACCTGTAGGTTTGACTATTAATTTACGATTTTCAAAATCAGTTCCTGCATTTACAATTGAAATTTTGGAAATTGTATTATTTGCCTTTTTAGTTCTAAATTTATGAATACCAGAAGTTTCTGCAGTTGTAAATCCAACTGTATTAATACCAGCAGAGTAATCTCCTTGATTTTCATATAGATTAATTGTTTTATTATTAACAACCTCAGCGACATAAACAGATCCATTATTGAGTGTTAGACCTGTAATTAAATTAATTCCATCCTGATACGCAGTTGTAAGAACACCAACTCCTATTGAATCATTACCATTTCTGTTATAAATTATTTCGTCACCACTTATCAAGTTATGATTTTGTGGGAAAGTAATGTTATCGTTAGTAACATCAACTCCACCACCAACAGTTGACTGTCTCCCATCGAAGGAAAGAGTTCTATGTCTTTCCTCTAGTTGAGCCTGTAAGACGGTTCCTGTTGAATTACCACCAGTAATTGTTACAGATGAAACTTTTCTTACATCAAAATCTTGAGGGTCAATGAATACTTCGGTTAGAGTACCTTTAACAGCAGGTTGCACTAAAGCAGTGGTTAATCCAGATTGGATAGTAATTGATGGTAGATTCACAACATCAAAATTGGTTCCACCATTATACACTCTAACGCTCTCTAACGGTCCATAGTAGACTTTATCCTCAGACTTATAGTTTATAACTTCAACACCATTCACGAGCATTGCAAGAGCACCTGGTGCTGTTACAGTGTTTTCTCCCGTTTTAATATCAAGATTGTATGGAAATTTACTTAATAATTTTTGAGGATGTATGAATTGTGTCTTTTGACTTATTAAAGTAAACTTATGGAAACCAGATGTCGCAGGAGCAGAAAAATATTCTCTAGTTGGTGTAACGGAATTATCTGCGTCTATCAGAGATCTAGATCTATATAATCGTATTTTTTTCTTATCTGATAATACCTTAACAAAATATGATGTTTCATTCTCTAAACCATCAAGAGTGTTATTTTCAGCATTGTATATAACCTCTTCACCTGTATTAAATGGAACATCTGTATCAAATACAATAACACTAAACTTAAGTTTGTTTGTATCAAACTCTTGTAAATTTGTAGAAACTAAAGAAGTTATTACTGATTGATCTAAATTTTTTGTTAAATTGTAAGATGGAAGTGAACTAGATGCAACGTAGAAGCAATTTTCCTTCTCCGTGTACATATTTTGAATATTTGCAGTAATTAAATCATTTCCGTAGAGTAAAGGGGCACCGCTACTATTGACTGTCTCTAATTTTCTCCTTATAGAATAATCAACAGATGATGATGGAGAACCACTTAATCCATCCAAGATAACTTGATTACCAGTTATTAATTTTACCGTTGCATCTGCAAAAATAACTGTTTCAGATGCTCCTAACAACACATCTACAGTGTCTCCCTCTTTTAAAGCAGATGGATCTGGTGTGGTTTTTAAATTAAATCCATTATTGTAACTATCTACAAAAAATCTTGAACTGGTATTATAAATCCATGAATTTGCGAATATTTCTTTAAATGTTCTGTCAGATGTTGGATTTTTTATCTTTTCACCAACATTTTTTACATATATCTTCTCACCTTCAGTCACTGAAGAAACATCACCTATAGTTTCAACGTTTGATAATACACCAGTTATTCTAATTTCTACTTTTTTAGTAATATCACCATCTTCATAACCAAAAAATACGTCGTTAGATCGAATATCTGATTTTGTAACCATCGCATTATCAATTCCGACACATCCTAAGAATTGATTTACAGTTTTTGATGAATATGTAATTATGTTGTCACTAGAAAGTAATGTTCCTGTTGTTCCAAACCCAACAGTGCTATCTACAGTGATTATTGATGCTCCTATAGATACTGGGTTGATATTTGTCGTCTTTGGTTGTATTTCAAATGTCCCTTCTATTAAATCACTATCCCCATATCCAACAAATAGTCCTAATTTAAAATATGTGCTAATTCCTGACCTTGTAAATATTTCTACCTCTGAAACTGATGCTTGAGTTGATAAATCAGATGCTTTTTTGATTGTTTGACCAACTAATTTATCAGGATCACCTGAAATTCTTTCTGCGACGACTATTTCTCTTCTTAGAAACTCCGCAGATGATGGTTTTGGGAGATATTGCTCTAAATCAATGACTTTCGGTGTTTCACCATATAAAACCTTGAATAATATTTTAAATGACTCTTCAGTTCCTTTTGATTCGTAAAATGATCTTGATTCTTTAATAAAATTATTTACATCTAAATCCTCTACAAAATCAACTTCCTCCAAACCAGGAGTAAGAGTAAATTTTAACTTTTTATAAAATTCTTTAAGAAAATTTGAACTTAAATTTAAAACTTCTTTTCCAGAATCATGAGATGCTTGATTAGTATCCTCAAAAAGTAATTCTTCAGCGTTTAAATCAGTTCTATAACTACTAATACCACTAAAACCACGAATAACACCCGTGAAGGTGTTCGTAGTCAATCCTGTATATGTGCATATTTCATCATCAATTTTGAAAAGACCGTATTGATTAGGAAAACCTTTTGTTGAATATACTTGAACGCTATCTGTAGTTGAGGATATACCAGAATAAAGAGTTGTTTTCCCTGTGATTACCTCTGGAGTTAAATTATCTAGTTTAATATACTGATCAAGATTATCTGCAAGATCAGTGGCACCTGATTGGTGTTCTTGTGAAATATAATACTGTTTTAAGAAGTCAAGCGTCTTTGGACTCTCTGCTCGAATGAAGTCAGGGAGTTGATTCGCTAATATTTGCTGAACCTGTACTCGTTTCTCAAAACCAGTTTGTATCATTTCT